GAGATGCCCGCGTCCGTGAAGGGCGTCTTCTGGCCCGAGAGGTTCAGCGCGAAGAGGCCCTCGCGCTGGCGCGCGCGGACGCGGTCGAGGAAGCGCACCACGTCCGCCCACTCGCCCGCGGCGACCTTGCCGGGATACGTCACCGGCACTTCCGCGAGGACTTGGTACCAGTTGGCGTTCTTCGCTTCGAGCGCCGCTTCTTGCGTGTCCGTGAGCTCGTACGCATCGACGCCCGCGAGGGTCTTGGAGGCCCACGTGTCGCTCCCGGGCGTGATGGGCGCGCGCGAGCCCGCCATGGCCGCGGCGATCCATGAGGTGGAGCGCGCGACCTTCGGGTGATAGAAGCTCGCGGTGCGCCCGTAAGCCGCGGTCTGGAGGTCCGCGAACACGTCGGTGGTGGACGACCCGTCCAGCGTGGCAGAGTCGCTGCTCTGCACCACGAGGAGCTTGCCGTTGGCCTCCGCCCACACCGCGGCCTCCGCGATCTCCGCGGCGCTGTTGCTGTCGAGGCACACCATGTAGAAGTCCGGGTCCGCCGCGAGCACGGCGTCCAGGTCGTCCGCGATGCCGGGGTCCGCGGTCACGTCCTCCACCGTGAGGTTGGCGGAGAGCGAGTCGAGGCCGATGAGGCTCCCGTCCGTGTCCGCCGTCACGTCCACGTGGGTGCCCGAGGTGCCCGACGCGCCCACGCCCGAGAGCGCGGCCACCGCCGTGGCGAGCGCGGTACACACCTCCGCCACGGTGGGCGTGCCGTCCGCCGTGACGCTCACCGCGGAGCGGTTCACGTTGAGGGAGTACACCTCCGCCGCCGCCGCCGGCGTCGAGGGCGTGAGGCGGAGCGTCTTCTCGAAGGGGGTCGCGCGGCGCCCCACCTTCACGCGCACCGGGCGCGGGTTCTGTGCGAACGCCGCGCTGGCCATCTGATAGGCGGGCGTGGTGCTGGTGAGCCCGTCGGAGACCATGCCCGCGAGGCTCGTGTACGAGCGCACGCGCGCCACGAAGGCGGTGTGATAGCAGAGGAGGAGGATGGTCCCGAAGCCCGCGCGCGAAGGGGTGCGCGAGGTGCTGGAGACCGACACGTTGAAGATGCTCTCGAGGCTCATGCATCACCCGTCGTGGGCTGGAGTGAGGGGGGCGTAACGTCGGTGCCATCGGGGCGCGTGACGGTGGCCGTCACCTCCACCGAGGCGATGTAGCTGGTCCGCGAGGCTTCGTCCTCGAAGCTGGCCGCGCCGTTCATCTGCACTTCGAAGAGCGAGCGCGGCACCCACCGGCCGTCCACGCGGTAGTCCGCGCGGGTCACCTCGGTGGCGCGCACGAACGCGAGGCCCACGGCCTCCAGCGCGGCGCGCGCAGAGGGGGCGGCGAAGCGCGCGCGGGCGCGTTCTGCGAGGGCGCGCGCGGTGTGTCCGGGGCGCTGGTCGAGGGTCTCCACGGAGACCTGGAGGCGGAGCTCGCGCGGGCCCGCGAGCGTAACGCGCATCTCTTGGAGCGGGTCCGCGTCGGCGGTGTAGCTCCACCGCTCCTCATCGGTCGCGCCGCCCACGTTGCCGGTGCTCACCCACGAGAGGAGCGCGAGTTGGCCGTTGTGCCTCACGCGCGGGGCGTTCTCGAAGAGGACGCACGACGCCTCCACGCCCGTGGCGGAGGCCACGAGGGTGCAGAGGGCGGGTTCGATCGTCTCGAAGTTCATCACCCCTCCCGGTAGACGCGGTGGGTGATGGAGCTGCGAAGCTGGCCCGTGTTGATGAGCGGCTTCGAAGAGCCCTTGCGCGCAATGGTGCTGTCCGCGTTGGGCGGGTCGATGCCCGCCGCAATGCGGTTCTGCACCCACGCCACCACCTTGATGCCCAGGCGCTCGAGGGCGGTGGTGTGGTCGATCTCGCCCCGGATGATTTGGAGCCCGAGCCCCTGTTGGAGCCGTTGAATCTCCTCCGTGTGGAGGTCCACCGTGGCGCGGATGAACGAGCGTTGAGGCACGTGACCCGCGCCGAACTCGTGGACCGCGGCCACCTCGAGGAGGCTCATGGGCGCGCCGCCCCCGTCGTCCTCCTTCACCGCATCGTCCAGCACGCCCACGCGCACGCGCGCCGGTTGCTGCGCGGCGGTGATGCGCGCGAGCATGGCGCGGGCGCCGTTGTCTCGCACCGAGAGGGTGTTCACAGGCCCCACGCTCCGATGCACCACGCCCCGCCACCGCGAACGCGCTGGAGGCGGAGGAGCGACGCGCCGTAGGTGGTGCGCCCGAGGTCTGTGGTTGCGGAGGAGGGGGAGGGCGCGTCGCCGCCGTCGAGACGTGACGGCGCGCCCTGGGGGGAGATGGCCAGCTTGTGGCACGCGAGGAGCGCAACGGCGTCATCGAACGACGCGCCGTAGACCGCGGCGTCACACTCGCGCGTGGCCTCTGCGATGGCCGCGGACACGACGCCGTCCGCGGTCGGAGCGAACTCCGTCCACCGAGCTTTGAGCGTGGCCGCGGTCACCGTCACAGGTCACTCCTTCGGGGCGTCGGGGTCGGGCTTCGAGGCCTTCGGGGGCTTCTTGGCGCTCGCGGCTTCGAGCTCCGCGACGCGGGCTTCGAGCTCACGGATTCGCGCGCCGCGCGCTTCGATCTCCGCCAGCATCGCGCGGCCCTCTTCGAGGGTGGGGGCCACCCCGAGGCCCGGGGCCTCCTCCGAGCTGCCGTCGATGAGCTCGAGGACGCCCGCCGCGATGAGCTTGCGCACCGGCGCCGAGTCGGGGAGCTCCCCCTCTGCGCCGGGCGCGATGTGGTCCACGCCGGACGTGTGCTTGTTGCGGACGCGCAGCATCTCAGCACCCGTCCATGTAGCGGTACGCGCCGGGGTAACGAACCACGACGCCGCCGAAACGCTGGTGGAGAGGCACCTTGTACGTGGTGCCCACGATCTGCGGGGCGAAGCTCTCGAAGACCACGGGGGCGAGGGCCTCCGCGTTCTCGGGGCTCACTTCGCCGCAGAGGATGCGCGGCACGCTCGAGGCGCCCGCCGTCTCGAGGTAGGCCCACGGGCGGAAGTCGATCTCCGGGTGCTCCTCGCGCAGGAAGCGGAGGACGGTGATCCCCGTGTTGCTGAAACGAAGGGTCTTGATGATGACCCACAGCGTGGGCGGGAACAGCACCTGGTTGGGCGTGTGAATGCCCTTCGAGCCGCTGAACACCGCGTTGATGAGCTTCGCGCAGTCGGCGTAGACCTGGTCCGCCGTGGCGCTCGCCCACGAGCCCGTGATGGGCGTCACGAGGCTCACCGAGGCGTTGTTGGCGATGCCCGTCATGCTCACTTCGCTGTCGCCGGTGCAGATGATCTGCTCCTGGTTGAGCGCGAACACCTTGCGGGCGCCGTTGGTCTTGACGGTGTCGATGCCGAACCCGGCCATGGCGAAGCGGCGGAGCTCCTGAACGGTCCACGAGATGGACGCGTGGTAGGAGAACAGGCCCTGGGTGTCCGAGCCGCCGGCCACGTTGATGTCCGGGCTGTCGGTGCTCTGCGCGCTCGCGCGGCGCGGGCGCCCGGAGAGGTCCATCGACTGGTAGGTGTAGTTCTCGGCGCCGGGGTCGATGCCCGTCTTGTGGGGCACCACCTCGGTGGCGATCATGCCGGGGAACTTCACCTCGTACAGCTTCGAGTCCAGCTCCTCGAGCTGGCGCGCCAGGAGCATGGTGCCCGAGGCGTTGAGGCGGAGCGAGCGCGGCGCCGCGGCGTTGAGGCGGTCCGCGATGGCGCCGAACTCCTCCAGGCGCTCGTCCAGCGAACGAGCCTCCAGGGGCGCGCCCTCGGGGGCCGCGTTGGTGCGCGTGAAGCGGTCCGAGAAGATGTCCGCGCCCTGCTCTTCGAGGGGCTTGCGCGCGACTGGCTTGTTGTTTCGGGTGCTCATGGTCGTTGCCTCAGGGGAGGTTCAGCTCGAGGACCGCGAGTCCCGCGGCGGAGGTTGTGGAGGCCCAGCGCGCACCCAGGAGGAGGGCGCAGTCCGTGGAGTCGGGCGTGGCGCGGAAGGCGCCGACGGACTCACCCTCGCCCGCCACCATGCGCACGTACACGGGTCCGCCCTCGGTGACGGCGTCCTCCGAAGAGACCGACACGCGGCCCTGGCGGAGGAGGGGCACCATGGAGCCCGCGGCGTAGGTGAGCGAGGCCGCGGCCGGGGTGAACGGCACGACGCCGGCGGCGCACGCGTTGATGGGTCCGAGCATCGACCCGAAGCCCGCGGTGAAGGTGCCGCCGGTTCCGGTCTGCGCGGGGATGTAGATGCTGGTCACCGAGGTGAAGAGCACCGAGCCCGTGACGGTCGCGTTGCCGTTGTTGGGGATGGAGAGGCTTTCGGTGGCGTGCTCACCGTTCACGCCCTTGCCCGTCACCACCGCCGTGGTCGCGTCCCAATCCGTGCTGGACGAGAACGTCAGGGTGACGTTGCGCGCCTGGCGCATCGTGGCCGTGCCCGTCGCGCCGTTGAGCGACGCGCCCGAGATGGTCTGAACGCTCGCGCTCGAAGCGCCGCCCGTGGCGAGGAAGGCGTCCACGTCCGCGGCGTCCGCCGAGAGGGGGCGCACCGTCGAAGCGCCCGCCGAGTAGCAGGCCATGAGGCCCACCACGACAGCGACCGCGGCCACGCGCGAGATGATGTTGCGCGCCTCGAAGGTCTGATCGATCTGACCCGCGACAGCGGCTTGCGGCTGGAGAGAGTAGGTGCTCTGGACGACCATTTCAGCGGTCCCCCTTCGTGTCGGTGTTGCGGGCGTTGGTGCGATCCCACGCCTTCGACGCCGCTTGCTGCGAACGCTCGAAGGGCGTGAGGGTGGGCGTCTGCGAGGCCGCGGCGTTGGTGCGCGGCGCGATGGCCTCACCGAGCGAGCGGAGGCCCGAGGCGGAAGCGTTGGTGCGCGTGGCGGAGCTCGCACCCAGGAGGATGCCGTCCAGGTTCGCGAGGGGGAGGCCGCGCGCGATCTTCTCGTCACCGAGGATCTTCGCGGCCACGAGCTCCTTGAGCTCGCGCTCCGTCTTGCCGTTGAGCTTCACGCCGCGGCCGAGCACGTCGGAGACGGTGCTCCACAGAGCGAGGCGCTTCTCCGCAATGGAGTTCTTCACCTCCTCCGGGACCATCTCCTCCGTCACCGCGTTGTTCACGCCCTCCGAGGGCTCCGCGCTCTCCGCGGCCTCGAGCTGCGCGATCTTCGCGGTGGCCGCGGTGAGGGCCTGGGTTACCGCCGTGAGCTGCGCGCGAAGGCCCGCAAGCTCCTGAGCGTGTTCGGGCTCCGCGTTGTTCTTCGGTGCGGCACCGGGAGGCACCTGCGCGGTGTGCGCCTCGTTCTTGGGGTCCATAGGGGCCTTTCTCGGTGCCGCTTCCGCGCGCACCTCTACGGCTCCGCCGTTCAGGCGAAGCGACACTTGCACCCCGGCGCGTCCGTCCCCTTCGGGGAGGAGAGCGACGTGGTTGTAACGGAGGTCACGCTGGACCATCTCGTAAGGCTGTCCGCGCCACACACCGGGCGCGCGCTCCACGCGGCACGTGTACCCGGTGGACACGTCGTGGAGGTCACCGAGGTTGACGCGCTTCACCGCGTCCGCGCGCTGGACCGCGACGGGCACCACGAGGAAGTCTCCTTCGCGCGACGCGTCGCCGGTCGGGTGGCCCACCGCATCGCGCTCCCAGGTCTCCGCCGTCACCATCTCGGGCGGGTGGAGCACCGTCACCGCGGAGCCGCGGAGCGTGTCCGTGGAGTTCGCCGCGAACACCTCCTCCTCGGGGAGGAGTTCGTTCCACGTGCGGTCCCCGTCGGAGTAGGTGAGCACGCCCACGCGCGCCACCGCGGCGTCCAACAGGATGCCTCCGCCCACGGGCGACGGTCGCACCTTGGCGACGCTCCCGGCGAAGTTCTGTCGGTGGACGCGCTCTGACATCGGGCGGAGCGTGCGGGCGCGCGTGCGCTCGAATCAATCGCGTGCGCCCTCGCAACCCCGTCACAGCACCGCGCAAAGACAACGGCCCCGAGAGGAAGGGGACTCTCGGGGCCGGTGCCTACACGCCGAGGGAGAACGACGACGACGGAGCGAGGCGAGCGACGGGGAACCTATCGCAGGAGGAGGACGATGCGAGCGGCGCGCGCCCTCGCAACCGCGTCACGGCCCGGTGATGTCTTCGATCCCGGGGAGCACCGGGTCCGCGGTACAGCGACAGGAGTAGTCCCCGCCGGGGTGCGCGCGCCGCCCGGTCTTCTCGTCCACCACGGGAGGCTCGGAGTACGCGTGTCGCGTGCCTTCGAGGGCCTTGTGGCGCGAGCGCACACGCTCATCGCGCGAGGTCTTCCACACGTACTCCGTCACACCCGCGGCCTTGTGTCGGGCCTGTGCGATCTCGCCATTCAGCTTCAACGTCTGGTCCCGCGCGAGGAGCTCCGCGTGGCTCCTCGCGGTGCCCGTCTCCGTCTGAATGCGCGACGCGAGGTCCTCCACGCGCGAGCCCGGCGACTCTTCGAGGACGGTGCGCACGCGCTGTACTTTCTCCTCCGCCAGCTTGTGAATGAGCGACAGGTTGTGATGGCGCCAGAGCTCGCGGAGGTGGAGGAGGTTCGGCGCGCGCACGTCCGCGATGCTCACCCCGAGCTCCTTCAACTGTGCCTTCCACGCGGCCTCCGAGTGAGCGGCCACGCGCGCGCTCACCACGTCCAGCACCTTGAGCGTCGCGCCCGAGGCAAGGAGGAAGCCGCGCAGAATCTCCGCGAGGCGCGCGCGGGCCCGCGCGGTGTCCGCCTCGGTGAGCACCGGGGCGCCGGCCGCGCCGTCCGCCGCCGCGTTGGTGCGCTCGGGGAGGAGGCCCTCCGCGCGGAGCATCTCGTGGAGGGCCTCGGTGGTCTGGTCATCCCACGCGAGGAGCGCGCGGCGATAGGTGAGCTCCGCGGCGAAGGGAGGAGGAGGACGAAGGCCCGAGGCCCCGAGCGGGCGCGAGCGCGCGGGCGCGCGGCGTCGGCCACGAGGCCCTGGTGGCGTGCGCGCCCGCTGCGTCACCACGGGAGCCACCCCATCCGGTTCGCGTACCCCAGGGCGATGAGGGCCACCGCGATGGAGAGGACTTCGATGGCGGACCCGAGGCCCGCGCGCAGAGGATCGGGGGCGTTCACGCGCCCTCGGTGGCCGCGGCGGGCGCTGCGTCGTTGTCGGCCGGGAGCGACGGGTCCACCGGGGTGGGCGTCGGGTTGTCGTTCGCGGGGGGCTCCTCGAGCGCCGCGCGCGCCGCCAGGTCCACGGTGGTCTCCCCGCTCCACCCCTCCGCCGTGAAGCGACTCTTCGCCACCTCCTCGGGCGTGGTGACGCCGTTGCGGAGGTAGATGTCGTCGGCCTGTGCGGTCTTGAGCCGCGTGTCCGCCTTCTCCTCCTCGGAGGGCTCGCGGAGCGGCGGGAGTTCGATCGTCCACCCCTCGGGCTCCGCGCCCTTCGTGGGCCCGTCCTTCGAGCGGAACACGAGGCGGGTGATGTGCGTGAGGGCCGGGAGGAGGACCTTGGTGCGCTCCGCGCTCACCGCGTCCCGCCACGCCTCCATGTCCGCCTCGCCCGTCGCGTCCATGCCCGCGGGGGCCTGTCCGAGGAGGATGGACACGGGGATCTCGCTCGCGCCCGAGAGGCGGAGGCTCATACGGTCGAGGATCTGGGGGAGGCCCGAGAGGGCGCCAACCTCCGTGCGCTCGAAGCTCTCCCCGTCGCTGTCGAGGATGATGCTTCGCATCGCGCTCCGCCCGAGGTCCATGATCTCGAGGCGGCGCTTCATAATGCCCATGGGGTCACT